TTTCATAGAGAATTTATATGGTGTATTACATTTCAATGAACTCGTAAAATACTTCTCTGGCAGTTTTGATATTAAAAATCATCTCTTTATGAGATTCCATACATCCGGCATCTCGCATCAGTTTCTTGAGTTTGTTTTCGTCTTTCTGTATGTCTGTGGACCAGTGACATAGGATGTCCGGATTTCCGAACGATGAATATCTCGTTTTCAATTTCTTGACATCCGTGTTTTTTGTGCGCCCTATCTTTCCACGGTCAGGCAAGTCCTTGTCCACGATGAAGTATATAATACCAGTTCCTTCTTGAATATAATCATCTTCCGCATCACTCGTTGTATCTGGCAAACTTGCTAACGACTTCTGTAGTCTCCTGATATTTGTGTGTTGAAGCAAAATTTCAGCATCCTTATTCTTGATAATATCATTCATTCTCTTAATCTTCGCATTTTGTTCCACAACGACCTCGTTCATTTGTCTGATAATCTCGTTCTTTTTATTGATAATATCTTCCTTTTTATTGATAATATTGTGTTTTTCTACGTAAATACTATCACAATAAACATCACGACTTTCTTTTAATACCATACTCACGCTAGAAACCGAAATGTCATACCCACACGGAACCTTACGATGTTTACTGGAATTTCCAGGGCTCGTAGTTTTATAACCACATCCGCAAACATATAAACTCACGGAAAATATATCCATTTAAGTGTTGTATTTGAGATGATTTACATTTATGATTATCCGCGCGTCAATATGTAAAAATGACAATCATTCTGGCACATGTGGAATGAATCTGATGTAATAGTCTTCAGGTCTCACTTGGTCGGACTTCAATACGAACCGGCTCTCTGTTTTTTCCGGGTATGAGACCATGGGGACTTTGGACAGATTTTCTGGCACCTTTGGCACTCCTGGGTATTTTCTGATTATTGGTGATTGTGTTTTTATTACAAGTGATGCTTGTTTCATTTATATACTATCATATAATTTTAAATGTTGGGGGTGCACGCAAACGGGTGGCGTCCAAACTTCTGGCGTTGCTTGAAGAAATCAACAACTGTAGTCCACATATACTTCTTCTTGGGTACATATTCTGGCACTTCCTCGATAGTCTCGCCGTGGCTGATAATCGCTCCAGAATACTTCAGGTGCTTGACGGTGTCGGGGTCTGGTAGCTCAACGATCTCCTCGATCTTATCTCCGCGGCTGATAAACGCCTTGGGGTAGTTGTATTGCTTCTCGCGAATGAGCTCGGTGTCCACGGCGATAGGCTTCTTGAGGCCCGCGAAGGGATATGTGCAGTCATAGTGCATAGAGGGCTTGGGAATGGTCATGTTGATGTTGGTGGCAGACATTTTTATTTTTTGATACATTTGGTTCCTGAAACCATGTATTTATGCTTATTTCGTGAATGACAAATGCCCGGGTCAAACGACAATCGTGTTGGTGTGTTTTTAAAAAAGTTACACATTTTTTTTAAAAAGAGTTCAGGTAAAGCACTTTGTGTATTCTAGGACACACTCGAAGTATTCCCTCGTGGCCTCCAGTGTTGCAATAATCTTGTCAGCGCGAGCATAATTGTCTTCTTCCGTTTCATATTCGTCATATGTATAACCATCTGAAAACTCCATAATGGCTCTGTCGATGGCCACGATTGTGTTTTCCGCAGTCTGTGCGTCCATCTGAGGAGTGCTAACCACTGAGCTCCCAGAGAGCAGCGTGATGAGTTCAGCGCTCGTCACCACTGTGTTGGTCTCGCACATGTCCATGATTGCCTGCTCGATTGCGTTCATATTGATTATTTGTATGGTTGTTTTTATTTTATTTTGCGAAAACCATGTATTTATGGTAAAATCGGACGACAAATGTCCTGGGTCAAACGACAATCGTTTTGTTGCGTTTTTAAAAAACATTTATTTTTTTAAGAAAAGCGCTTTGAGGTCCAAGATTCTATGTATGCGACTAATTTCCACCAACCTGAATATTTACATAAATGGGAATGTATAAGACCATTTGAATTTATGTGCGGTCCTACGTTTGCCGAGAGCACATGCGTTGATACTGGCCCTTGTTTTATTCAGATATCGTCCCGCTTCTTCTGACGATCCAAACGAATCAATAAAGGTGCCATCTATGTTGTATTGATATATTCTTTTGGATCTACTATGTTTACTTCCTGTTTTTCCAGACCAGTGACTCTTTTCAGCAAGAGGTGCTTCTCTATTCTTTTGTTTGGTTTCCTCTGTATGAGTTTTCCCATACATAGGGTGATTCTTACCCGCTTTTGCTTCTCTCATCTTTTGTATAGATTCTTTGCTATGCGTTTTTCCATAACTATGATTATTCTCACCAGTTTTTCCATACATAGGATGGTTCTCGCCACTCATCTTTTGTATAGTTTCTTTGCTGTGTGTTTTTCCCCATATATGATTTTTTTCACCAATGTGTGCTTCGCTCATCTTTTGTTTTGTTTCCTCGCTTCGTTTGCCACTACTTCCTCCACCTTCCATGAGATTATAACCATTTGGCGATAGCGTTCCAAGCACTTCCATCATAAGTTCCTCGTGTTTGTTCAAGTCATTATCGGGACATTCGTACCAATCTTTTTCGAAATTGTCCCATCCGTGTTTTTGGATGGCGTTATAAATTGCTCGACAATACGTGCTCTTTCCTGATTCGTGTTCTTCGAGGCGTTTGTGTATAGGTCGAGTCGTCTGTCCGATGTAACATTTTCCCGATGGTGATTTGAGCATGTAAATATAACCCATTTGTATTGTATTTACAAATAATAAACTTTATTTATATGTTTATGTGACGATATGATAAAATGATAAATATCATGATGATTTTTTTAAGAAAAGCGCTTTGTCGTCCAAGACTCGATGTATGCGACGACATATTCAAAGTATTCCCTGGTGTCTTCCAGGACTGATATGACCTTGCTCACTCTCGCATAATTTTCTTCTTCTGTCTTATATTCGTCATCCAGGTACCCGTCGGAAATTTGCATGATGGCTTTGTCAATACCCACGAGTGTGTTTTCTACCGACTGTAGATCTCGGCTGTTCCAGGAGAACATGTTGATAAAATCCCCCCTTGTTACCTCAGGATTCCACACGCACATATTCATGATTGTCTGGTCGACTGTGCTATTCATTGCGCTCATGATTTTTTTGATACAATTGCCTTTGCGAACTATGTATTTATGCTCATTTTATCACCCGGGTCAAACGACAATCGTTTTGGGGCGTTTTTAAAAAAGTTTTAAGAAAGCTTCAAGATTTTGAAATGATCCTGTTGAGGCGGTTCCGGTGGTTCACCTTCCAGAAGCTCTTGAAAGAAGCCCAACCCTTTACTTTCCTGGGATTCTCGACCTTGTCGGTGAGCTTTTCTACAACGTGCTCTTCCTTAATCCTATGCAGATTTGCGATATAGTCCCGCTTGTAAGACATTGGTGGTGGGGGCATGGTGGTGATAAAAGCCATTGTTATTAGTATACTCATCTCTATATTTTTATGTATTTATGTTTGTTTCATCGCCAGGATCAAATGACAAATTGATTGAAAGGTGTCATTTGACCCCGGTGCAGTTCCCGAGCATAAATATGAGTTTCTCACAAGTATTCTTTAAAATAAAATGAAGATCGCCATCCAGACACCCACCGCCCCCGCAGTCAAGAAGATGGCCTTCAACTTTGCCAAGTCAAAAATATTGTATGCCGTGCCAGCGCCTTTGCCGGTTCTTAATGTGATAGATTATATCATTTCAAATCACGAATACGTCAAAAAGAACAAGAGCTGCTTTTTGATGCATCCAAAAAAGATTGTCAAGAGTTTGCCGGGGTTTGTTATGCCGGACATCATGAACAGCGAGTATGTGCATGATCACGTAATTGACCAACTTCACGGGGTAGCGCACGACGCTGTAATGAATGGAATTCACGCGATCAACTTTTACCACACGTTGCATTAAATAAAAACATAATATTATGATAGAATGAATCTTATTCCACAAAAACCAATCATAAAAAACATAACAATAAAAATTGCTAAAACTCAAATTACATCACTGATTCCCGTTCCTGTTCCGATAATTCAAATTGCCGACTATATTGTTTCTAATCGCAAATTTATACAGAAGAAAAAGTGCTGCCTTTTAGCTCATCCTAAAAAAATTGCAAAAGTTGTTCCTGGAATTGCTGCTTCAGATATCCTTAATAGTGACTTTATTACAAATATGGCCAATAATATCCCAGAAAATCATATACACGATGCTGCTCTGGTGGGAATCAAAGCGATGAAATTATATCTCATGATACTTTAAGATTCTTCATCTGCTCGAATATATTTTTAACCTTTCCTGATATTAATTGTTCAGCGCCAGGAACGTAGCGAGCCCAGCCAGGGACGACGGTCTTCTGAATGAGCTTTATGTCGGAACCATCTGGCGTTGGCGTCACGGACCACTTCCCTCGTAAATCTATCAGACTGTTTACTGTTTTGAATTGAATGTCTATGCGATCATCGTGTTTTGTTATTTTTTTTACAAAATTCATATCAAACTTCTTAAATGCAAATTTCTGCTGGAATGTGCATTGTATACGATCTCCGTCCACCTCAAATTTAGTATAATCGATCCCTAGCATTTTCCCGTAATCTCTCCTGACGTGAGAATCGACAATGATATCAGCCGGTGCTTTTACAGTATCGTTTGCCTTCGTTATCAAGCAATTGCCGCGCCAATCATTCCTGATGTTCACCATTCTGATTAATGATATCTTTAATTTTTGGGATATTTTCCTCGATGTCTACAGACATCAAGAACGGCACGATCTTTTGAATAACTTCGAGGGGCAAGTCCCACCACTTAATATCAAGCAGTTCTTCGATAACTTCTTCCGAAAACCTGTATCTAATGAACCTCCCTGGATTTCCTGCCACGATACTATAAGGTTCTACATCCTTCGTGACAACTGTGTGGCATCCGATGACCGCTCCATCGCCTATCGTTACTCCAGGCATTATAGTGACGTTGTCGCCGATCCATACGTCATTTCCAACAACGATGTTTCCTTTGTTTACCGGGAACTTATTGTATCCGAAGAGTTCCTGCAATCTTGAACCAAATGGATATGTGGTAATGAAATCAGTATGGTGATGTCCTCCGAGCATCGCGACGACATTATCTGCAATCGAACAGAATGCCCCCATTTTGATATCTGCTCCTTCGCCGGTCGAAATAACTCTTATTTTTCCATACGAAAAATGATCTTTGTTGACAACTGGAAGTCTGCCTTTCATCGTGTAACAAAGATACGCGTGATTTACATTATATTTCTAATGTGTCAATATGATTGTTGTTTGACCCAGAGTCATATTGACACAACCGCACATAAATACTTGTTAATAGTTTAGTATATCAAAATTAAACAATCACAGGATGGCAGACCGCTACCAGAAACTTTCTCAGCGCGAGCACATAATCCATCGTCCAGATACATATATTGGGTCTACAGAACTCCAGACAAAGAATGAGTGGGTCTATGAAAACGGAAGAATCATAAAAAGGGATGTGTCATACTCACCAGGTCTACTCAAGATCTTCGACGAGATCATCACAAACTCAGCAGACTGTTTCAATCGCGGCGGGTCCATGGACACTCTCAAGATCACGATCGAACCTAATTCGGTGACTGTGTATAATAACGGATGCACCATCCCGATCGAGAAGCACGAAGCAGAGAAGTGTTACGTGCCTGAGTTGATCTTTGGTCATCTTCTCTCTGGCGAGAACTTCAACGATGCTGAGGAGCGTACTGGTGCTGGGCGCAATGGGTATGGCTCCAAGCTCACAAATGTGTTCTCGAAGCACTTTGCGATCGAGGTCGCAGACGGTTCTAAGAAATATGCGCAGATTTGGTCTGACAACATGTCTGTAGTGGGGAAGCCAAAGATCACAAAGTCCACCAAGGATGCGTTCATTTCTACTACCTTTTTCCCCGACTTCCTTCGCTTCGGCATGCAACAGTTTGACAGCGATATTATTTCGCTGATGACACGTCGTGTGTATGACATATCGGCGTCTCTTGGCAAGGCCGTCAAAGTATTCCTCAATGGTAAGCGTCTTGATGTGAAGTCTGCAGAGGATTATTTCTCACTGTACATTGGCAACAAGGGCGACATCAAGCGTGCTTTCGAAAGCGTTGGTGGGTGGGACGTCGGTGTTGCATACTCCGATGATTTCACGGCAGTGTCGTTCGTGAATTCGAGTGTCACTGTGGGTGGGACTCACGTGAATCTTGTTGTGGACGCGATCGCCAAGGGAGTTGTGGAAGCCGCTGCGAAGAAGAAGACGGTTGTCAAGCCGGCTCTCGTCAAGAACAAGATGTTTGTTTTTGTGAATGCGAAGGTCGTGAACCCGGTGTTCTCATCGCAGACCAAGGAGATCCTGACTTCTCGCAACGCCAAGGTAAGTCTGAGCGACGCGTTTATCAAGAAGGCTGTCGCGATCTTGCTCGACGCTGTGATTGCCGAGACCAATGTGAGGTCTTCTCTTGTCGACGAGAAGCTTCTCAAGAAGACCGACGGTGCCAAGAAGAACCGTATTACTGGCATCAAGAAGTTGACCGATGCTGCATGGGCGGGCACGAAGCACTCTGGTATGTGCACTCTCATTCTGACCGAGGGAGACTCCGCCGCCACGCTGGCAATCTCAAGTCTTGCCATCGTAGGTCGTGAGCGTTATGGGGTGTTTCCTCTCAAAGGTAAGCTGCTGAACGTGCGCGATGCTTCGGTGGCGAGTATCACTTCTAATGCAGAAATCACGGCTATCAAGCAGATCCTTGGTCTGCAAACCGGGAAGACTTACAAAGATACGTCTAGTTTGCGATATGGAAAGATTCTTGTTATGGCTGATGCCGACGTCGATGGGAGTCACATCCTCGGTCTCATCATGAACTTCTTCCACGCTCAGTATCCAAGCCTCCTCGAGATCCCCGGATTTCTCAAGAAGTTTACCACACCAATTGTTATTGCAAAGCGTGGCAAGGATATGAAGGAGTTTTACAGCATTCCCGACTTCGAGAGTTGGAAGACGTTGACACCCGACTACGCCAAGTGGAGCTGCAAGTATCTGAAGGGGTTGGGTACATCTACGACCGATGACGCCAAGAGATATTTCAAGAATTTGAAGAGTCTCGCGAAAGTTATCGAATGGACGGACGACTCATCGGAACTGATTGACCGATCCTTCAACAAGACGCGTCCGGACGAGCGTAAAAAGTGGTTGCTCGATTTTCTTCCCGGAAATCAGCTCGACCAGACTAAGTCTACAATTCCAGTTTCCGATTTCATCAATAAAGAATTGATCTTGTTCTCTCGGTATGACGTCGAACGATCCATTCCATCTGTGATGGATGGTCTCAAACCCTCGCAACGCAAGATTCTATTCTCGGCGTTCAAGCGGAATCTCACAAGCGAGATCAAGGTCGCTCAGTTTTCTGGATACGTCTCAGAGAAAGCTGGATACCACCATGGTGAGGTATCGCTTCAAGGGGCGATTATCGCCATGGCGCAAGACTTTGTAGGAAGCAACAACGTTAATTTGCTCATGCCAAACGGGCAATTCGGTTCTAGGATTTTAGGAGGAAAAGATTCTGCGTCTGCCAGGTACATCTTTACAATGCTCTCTCCCATTGCACGAACAATCTTTCCGAAGGCCGACGACGTGCTGCTGAAATATCTGGAGGACGATGGCGAACAGATCGAACCAGAATGGTATGCTCCTATCATCCCATTTATCCTCGTCAACGGGTCGGTCGGAATAGGCACTGGCTTCTCGACAAACATCCCAAGCTACGATCCAAAAGACATCATCGCGAATGTCAAACGGCTCATCGGCGGTGACGAGATGCTCCCGATGACTCCGTGGTATCGCGGGTTTACAGGCGAGATCGTAGAGAAAGATACAGGAGTGTTTACATGCCATGGTGTGTCGAAGACCGATGGTAAGACAATAACGATCACAGAACTGCCCGTCGGCGTGTGGACGAACGATTACAAGGAGTATCTGGAATCGCTGATCGAGAAGAAGACGATCGTCGACTATCGCGAGAAGCATACCGATAAAAATGTGCATTTCGAGATAGACTTCATTGGCGTTCCAGATCCGAAGATCTTGAAGCTCGAGAGTGCTATTCGTGAGACGAACATGCATGCGTTCGATCCATCGGGGCGGATCAAGAAATATGATTCGCCTCTCGGCATCATCCGCGACTGGTTTGAAACCCGCAGGAAGTTTTACGTGAAGAGGAAGAAGTATCTCCTCAAAGACCTGAAGAATCGTGCGATTATTGCAGCCAATAAAAACAGGTTCATCATGATGATCAATGCCGGAAGTTTGATCGTCACGAAGAAGGCCGAGATTGATATCGTGGCGGAGCTGAACGATCTCGAATTTTACAAGGTCGATGGAAAGTATGATTATCTCGTTGACATGAAGATAGCCAGTTTGACGGCAGAACGCGCCGAAAAGTTACGTGTCGAAGCCGAGAATCTGAGGGCGGATCTCGAGGAACTCGAGAAGACGAGTGAACGAACCATGTGGTTGCGCGATATTGACAGCGTTTCATCATGATTTATGTAACTGTTGTCTTATTATTATATTGACCGTAAATTAATTTAAATAAAACTGACTGTAAATACAAGAGTGATAATGGGATATATTTACATGCTCACGTCTCCATCCGGAAAGAGCTACATTGGACAGACGTCTGGTACTATACAAGAACGGTTTAAAGATCATAATAAATCAAGTAGTGAATGTACAGCGATCCGCAGAGCCATTCATAAGCACGGGTGGAAGAATATGAAGAAGGACTGGTGCGAGTGCCTCAACGAGGATTTGAACTCCGTCGAAGAGCTGATGATTTCGCTGATGGGGACACTTGCACCGAATGGTTACAATCTCCGGGAAGGCGGTGGTTCTCACGGCAAGATGAGTGAGGTGACTAGGGAAAGGATGCGTGAAGCACAGCGAGGAGAGAAGAATGGGTTTTACGGTAAAACTCATACAGAGAAAGCAAAACAACAAAACAGAGAAGCACAACTCGGAAAAGTAACTAGCGAGGAAACCAAACAAAAACAACGCGAAGCTCTAAAAGGTGAGAAAAGCCCTTTTTACGGAAAGGCCAAAACCGATGAACATAAACAAAAGAACAGAGAAGCACACCTCGGAAAAACTCACACTAAGGAAACTAAGCAAAAGATGAGCGAAGCACGTCTCGGCGAGAAGAATTACAACTCTAAGATGGTATATCAGTATAATCTTGATGGAACCTTTATCAATTCGTTTGGTTCGACCGGGGAAGCAGCGCGGCATCTGGTCAAGATATGCGGTTCTAAAATAAGAGCGTGTGCTCGTGGTAAACAGAACACCGCGTATGGTTTCAAATGGTCATATGTTAAAAACTAATATCTATACATAACATAATGAGCGACAAACCAGTGCCAGCTGATCAAAAATTATATGATAGAATAAAAGCTCGTGTAAAATCCAGTGCAACATCCAGATGGCCATCGGCTTACTTATCAGGACAGGTTGTTCAGAAATATAAAGCAGCCATGGAAAAACGCGGCAAGAAACCATACACATCTTCTACGCCAAAGAAGTCTTCCCCGTTGAAGAGATGGTATGACGAGAAATGGATCGACGTCAAAACCGGAAAGCCGTGCGGATCTGTAAAAACCAAAACGTATTACCCAACGTGTCGCCCAAAGAAGAAGATAACGGAGGACACCCCCAGAACCGCGAGGTCGTTGTCTATAGAAACAAAAAAGAAGATGATAAAATTAAAACAAAAAGCGAAGGGGAAGACGGTTCATTACAGTTACAAGAAATGATTAGTTTAATAAATATAATTTGAGTAGATTGGAGAGTATACAAAAATATAGCGAATATAGGTAGTTTTTTGAATCTTGAACCTAGTTGTTTTGACGAAGTGCAAAGAGTTATTCTTGGTTAATGCATATGTAAATCCTGTGTAAAAATGATTGATCAATGAAACCGTGGTTTGTCGATACGAAGGTGACCCCATATCGACAAACTTATATATAAAAACACATTACTAACTTATTAAATAAAATACTCGCTAACATTATGACGTCGAACCTGACTTTCATCAACCAATCGGTAGCACGTGCCGGATTGTATTCGTCAAGGCTCCCACAGCAGTGCAACAAACTCCAGCATCTTTCTAATAATCTTGTATCAAAAGCAAATTCGAATTTGCTATATATCGGTCAGGATTTGTCATATGCGATATATGAAAATACGCATGCAAAGGTGTCGTGGTCCGATGATTTCTCCAAGCGAGTTAAGGTTCAGACACAAACAGACCCGTACAATATCATAATTGTTTCTGAGAATCACTATTCTGCAAAAATGTTGCTTGATCTTAAAGATCATCTCACCAAGAATATCATTCTGTCTGTCGTGAACTCCCGCATGATGATTGCTGAAAAACTACTCGAACGCAGTGTTGGTTTCGTCCCGTCTTTGAAGATCGTTTCTCGAGTTGAAATCTACGACCGCAACGACGAGCATGGGTGGGGAAATGGAGTGCTTGTGTACGATATAGTTAACAAAGATTTGTAACTATACCATATTGACACGCTAATGTATTAAAACACAATGTACACTAAATGTAATAAATAAATATGGCTGACCTTGTTGCCCAGATGGCTGGCCTAAAGATCTCATCATCTCCCATCCACGTAGTATTGGAGTCTGCGGAAACAATCCTAAAAGTATTCACGGCACTTGACGAACTTTGCGACAGTGCTAATATTATATTCGGCGAAGATGGGATTTCTATATCTTCCATGGATTCCTCACACGTTTGTTTGGTTGCAGTAAAGTTCTCCCGGGAGTACTTCCACGAGTATACGATTAGTTCGACTACTGTTATTGGTATCAAAGTATCAAATCTTGTGAGGGTCCTAAAGTGTGTAGAGGGTTCTGTGTTGTTTGAGTGTTCGGACGATGAGTTCTTCGTTATGACAGAGAACGACAAATACAATCTGAAGACCGTGGACCTGGAATCTGACGAGATGGATATCCCCGACATGGACGTAGAAGTTGAAATCACCGCGGATTCGTCGGTCCTTCAAAAATACATTAAAAATATTGCATCCTTTGGAGATACTATTGAATTCAAGACGGTGGGTAATGAGATTGTCATGAAGACTTCAGGTGACATTGGTAGTGTCGAGCTCAGGGTCGACCAGCCTGTCACGATCCATGGAACCATGTCAGCATCTTTTGCGAGTCGGTACTTGGTGACATTCATGAAGGCTGCGAATATTTCTAAGAAAATTCGTATTAACCTTCACAGTGAGTTGCCAGTCATGTTTGAATACGAGTTTGCTGAAAATTCATTCATCAAGTTCTTTCTCGCGCCAAAAATAACCGACGATGACGATGAATAAACCATGTAATCAATAGTTTGACATCTGGAAATTCTTATAATACGCAACTTGATCAACAGGCGAGGGCGTTGGACCGCCGAAAAATGTTCCCATATCAAACGAGGAAATCTTAAGGTCTTCGGACCTTCGCCAGTTAATTCCTCTCAATACATGTTTATTTCCATTAACACTCACGTATGATTCGCCGTCCGCCTGAGGTGCACCATTCTTAAACGTATTCAGCTTTGTTCCCAGTTCTATTTTATTCCACGAGTCGGTCTTAAGCGTTCTTGCTAGTTCTCTATTAAAGAAACCAGAACCATATCCTTTAGTGTCAAGACCTTTCACTGTTTGCCATAATCCTGACGGAGGGTATATATATGCAATAATTCCACCGTCAGTCTGCCACATAACTCTGTTCGACGAACCCGTCGTCGAGAAATTTCCACCGCTCGCAGCGCCATATCCGACGTGAACTCCTCCGAATTTACCCCCTCTGGCAAACTGAAATCCCCGCGGGTAATATACTTCCCAAGAAAATGTAATTGCGTCGCGGTTCATACCGTTCGGATTTGCCTCGAAACTGAATCCACCGACTCCAGGATCCCGACTCGTCCCAGAATTTTTTCCATACCAGCATCTTATGACGTCTTCTCCGTTGAATTGTGTGAGATTGCTCTTCTTGAGATTGTATTTCTTAATATTCCACGAGCCTCCCCCCTTCATGAGACTTCTTAGATCCAATGTACTGATAACTCTGTTCGACGGAGGCGGTGAAGGCGCTGGCGGTCTGTCGGGGTTCAGGTCCACTAACTGGCCTTTGGCGTCGTACCCGGTATTACATCCAGTGTTATCATTGTTCGCGCATCGAAGCCCCGCGTTTGCGTCCCATCCCCAATATGGGTATTTACGTTCAAGTGCGGTGGGAGGTCTTGGAGGTTGAGGTGTGGGTGCGGGAGGCTTGGGTGTTGGAGGTTTTGGTGCAGGTGGTTGTGGCGCGGGAGGCTTTGGTGCAGGTGGTTGTGGCGCGGGAGGCTTTGGTGCAGGTGTATTTATTTTTGCACGGCTTATTTTGTCCTTGAGATCGGTGATCTTTTTGTTCATGGTGGCGATGATCCCGCGCTTGTTTTCTGCTTTTGATTTCTTGCTCTCCAAGAATGCAGCCTCTGCTTTGTTCTTGGTGTCCAATGCGGTATTGTAATCAGATTCCGCTTGTTGGCGTTTTTTTACTAGTTCTAGTAAGAGTGCATTCGCCTCTTGAACCTTTTGCTCCGTGATACCGTCGGAGACCTTTTCATACTCTTGCGACAGACCAGTAGCCTTTTTCGTCGCTTCTAACACCGTGGCATTCGCAGACGATAGTTCTTTTTTACGAAACGCTTCGAGGGCCTTTGCGGCTTCTGCGTTTTTTTGTATCGCGGTCGTTTTCGAAGCTTCCGCTGCCAATACCGCTTTGTCTACGTCTGCCTGCGAGACCTGACCCAACGCGAATAATTGTTTTGCGGTTTCCATGTCGGCATTCAACTGGGCGGATTCTGTTTGCGCACGGATTGCGACTTCTAACAGGTCATCCGCCACTTTCTTGTCCACGCCATCCGTGAGTGCTTCTCCCACGTCCTTTATAATGCTCCCATCCTCCCTCGATTCTTGAATTTTTTTCCGCGTGTAGACGACCGCTACAATTATAATTATGGCCGCCACAACTGCTATGATCGCGTATACGACCCATCTCGACAATCCTCCGGAATTTTCATTTCCATTTAAATTTTCCAGAATTACATCTGGATCTACCATAGGGGTATTTTCCATTTACAATTACAAAACAATTTTTTAATACTTATTTCTGTCTGAGATTTTGTCTCGTTTTGAAATAGTCTTGACCGTACGAAATGAATATTTCCTCCCCAGGCGCGATGTGTTTCACGGCGAATACATGAAGCTCCTTTAGTCTAGCTGTCAGTTCGTGCCGTGCGTTTGGTGAATTCGAGTGATTAAAAACACCTCCGTTTCCAAGAGCGAACGCCGAGTAATTCCCGCGAGAAAATATGTAATCTTCCGTCGCCGTCGACCATTCTTCGTTTGGTTTTACCAAACAAATAGAAACGTCTATGAGTTCTCCTGGGGCGAATTTCTTCTTTGCAAATACGCCCCATCCAGCAATCTTTGATTTTGCAACTTTTACATTGTCGTTTTCTATCATTTTATATAGTATTACATTTAAATCACATATATTTTTCGAAGTCTTTCTGCGGAATCGTTTGTGCGGTAATATGGTTTTTTAATTGCGTTAAAAACTTAACAAATATTATATTTACGATGCTTACGAATAATTAATTATTGTAATATGGAAGCACTCCTAAGAATCAGGACTAAGGACGGAAGTGAAGTTTTGAACCAGTTTGACGCCGTATTTTCAAATAAGGTAAAGGAACCAAAGGTAAAGGAACCAAAGGTAAAGGAACCAAAGGTAAAGGAACCAAAGGTAAAGGAACCAAAGGTAAAGGAACCAAAGGTAAAGGAACCAAAGGTAAAAGTCCCCAAGGGGGTGTCTGTGACTAAAAAGAACGGCGAATTCTCAAAATTCACCCCCATCAAAACACCCACAGCCCCCGTTGCTCCCGTCCCATGGGAAGATGAAAATATGGACGAGTTGGCATCGGTCATACATCTTGAAAACAGTGGGAAGTTTGAGACGGAAAACGATATATACCTTAAGCAAGATTTAGAATGGAGCAAACTCATGAAGGACAATGATGTGATAAACGACGACGATGACGCGTCATCTGATGTACTCGACGATACGTCTTCTGAGGTACCAGAAGACGATGCATCGTCCGATGTACCGGAGGATGATATGTTGTCTGAATTACTGGAGGATGACACTTCTTCTGATATAAATATTGACGACTATAGCTCTGATGTATCAATTGATAGTGAACTAGAAGAATGCAATATGTTTTATAAATATACTACAAAAGAATCGAAAGAAGTTCCAAAGACCAAAAAGATATACTCTGGGGTTCCAATAGACTTTGATGATGACGACTGGTAGTTCGTTAAAACACTGCAAATATTATATGTTGTATATAAAAAGCACGATGGAGCCAATTATTGAAGACATAATCGAAATTATCCCCGCGAAGAGCGAAGACACTGAGACTGAATCCGGCAGCGAGTTTGACTTTGACGAAGACGATGAACAATTCATCCACGCGGATGGCGACAATGATAATGTAGAGAGAATCGTAGACGCCCTAGGAGGCCTATTCGTGTCTTCAGACGGTCAGACGGTTGCCGACATTTATGCCAAGATGGCAGAGACTCTGGACAAGCACACCGAAGCTCTTGAAAAACAGAACGACATACTTGACAAGCAAAATAAAGTTTTGTATAGACTCGCAAAAATGATCGAGGAGACCAAGAAATAAAAAACATGCAAACATCAAAACTCATTTTGTCGATACGAAGGTATTCCACATATCGACCAAATAGTATAAATACATTGCTTGATTAAAATCCATAGATTTCTGTAACATTTTCATGCGGTTCTCTGAGAGAATCAAAATACTTGTGCTTCAATAATTTCAGGGGGTTTAGCGACGGTATTTCTTTCGGATGTCTATCGTCCTCGAATGTTTCGAGACTATCTAAAAATTCCCAGGTGTCCGTATCCGGAGTTTTTTCATACCCTTTTGTCAAACATTTATACACGGATTTGATAAACAGATGAGCATCGTAAGACACGTTATCCTCGTCACTGACTTTGTAATTTCCAGACATCACTCTGCGATTGTTCAGAATTCGTATCGACGGAATATGTACGAAATCATAATCTGTCACTGCGACTGCGTACTTGGTCGGTGTGTAAAAAACCATGCCTTCAACACTGTATTTGGTAACTTCCTTTTTATGATTGTTTCTAATCAGCACGTTATTCGTAGACAAATCGTTGTGTCTAAACCCCGGTAATGCATTTTGTGTGGCGGCTATTGTATAGAAAATCTGAAAAATAACTATTTTTATTTCAGCCTCGGTGAGTACTTTACGTGTCAGTAAATGAGTGAGATCCGTGTCGAACAGTTCCATGAATGCGACGTGGTTATACATTCTCTGATAGGTAGTGAGATTTCCAAGTCTCTTTTCCAAACCTGGGATTTTAGCTGCGAAATTCTTCACATCCTGTTCTTCGAATACGCGGATAAAATGTGGCGTGAATTTTTTATCTAAGAGCACAGTTGTTACCTTTGAAAACTTCTCGGATACTAATATCGAATCTTGTTCTTTCTCGCGTTTGGCACCTTCTATATCTCCATACCTTTTCTTCTTTATGAATTTTTCAATTGTATCTTCAGTGTAGTACGAGATCTTCATTGCAAACGAATCACCACCCCTGTGAACTGCAAAAATATCGGAGTATTTACCCGTTCCTATCTGTTTCAATGAAATATCGTCTGAAGATGTCGAAGTAGACATTTAATTTATTATAATAACACAATAATTTTTTTGAAGTTTTCTTACGTTTTGATCTGAGGTTGACATCCAGATACAAAACGTTTTTTCATGATCTACCGAATAATATATTACATTATATATATCATGGCATCTTATAAATTATCACCAGAGCCCCCGGGGAGTGACGAGTCACACAAGATAAAATCGTCGATTGAACAACTTCAGAACCTTCCAATACAGGAAGCACTCTTACTTGCAAAACAACGTGCGTCAAGACAAAACGTATTCTATCCCGAAAAATATGGTGCGAAAAAGTTGGGCGCCGGAGCATACGGAACTGTATATCTCGTCAGAATGACCAACGAAATTTATTTGGAATTGGCACAACTTTTTCAATACGGCGGGGGGAAAATTATCACCGTATTTCCTCATGTACCGGCTCTTGTAGTTATAAAAATCACAAAGCAACAAGCAAGAACTTCGGACTCGGCATTTTACCAAGAAAACGTGCGCGAAAATCTTGTTCACAAACGTCTATACACGGCACAGTGTCTACAAGTAGGTACGAAACCGTTGTGTATCTCTAAATACGTTCCCAAGTTTTATATGTCTTGCATCATCGGGAAACCAAAAAATCTTCGTTCGCTGACCGTAATGGATCCAGCAGGTAACACAGATCTGGATAAATTTGTTAGAGGTAAAAGCATTCCCGTGGCTCTGTTCATTGAAATCGAGAGAGCAATATGCGCGATGTGGTTGACCGGATATATTCATGGCGATCTCCATCGAGCGAACATCATGTTGGACACTAACACGATGGCGGTGAAAATAATTGATTTTGGGTTCGCATTAAAACTCCCACCGCCTTTTGTAGCGATTCTCGGTCGTAGAATATATAACAAAATAGCCGGGGGAGACATGGATTCCCTTGGAGACGTCTGGACTCAGAAGCCTGTAGATGGCAAGCGTCGTTTGGTAAATTACACAAACGGAGTGATGAAATCTAAGGGTTTTCCATGGTATAACCCGGATTACAAGATTCTTCGTACATTATGGAATCAGATACCAAAAAACTTGAGAAACCAGGTACCGGCGGCGAGAGCGGCGGCATGGGGGATTCCAATAGGAGCACAACAATCACGCCCCCAATCACGCCCCCAATCACGCCCCCAATCACGCCCCCGATCACGGCCTCAGTCAACACCAACCTTAAGTGCCGTTGGTATCAAAACATATAGATCTTCGACAACAGCGCCTCGTGATTCCACTCCTAAACAAAATTCCGTGAGAGAATCCGCAATACGCGCAGAGTCCGCCAAGAAGAAGGAAGAAATGAGGCGCGCAGAGTCCGCCAAGAAGAAGGAAGAAATGAGGCGTGTGGAGTCTGCAAGGCGTGCGGAGTCCGCCAAGAAGAAGGAAGAAATGAGGCGTGCGGAGTCCGCCAAGAAGAAGGAAGAAATGAGGCGCGCAGAGTCCGCCAAGAAGAAGGAAGAAATGAGGCGCGCGGA